TTACTGGTGATGTGTCATCTGGTAAAACCCCAAATAGCCCAAATCCTATAACATTAGTTAGAAACTACAGTACAACTCAAAAAAATAATTATATAGTACCTACCCCAGAAAATATTAATTATTCTGAGCTTCAACCTATTAATCAAGAATTATATCAATCTTCAGGTGATCCTTTACCGATGTTTCCAACACTTACAGGTAAAGATTATCAAAGGGGCCAAATAATTAGATATTTTGCTAAAAAAAGAAATATAAATCCACCAAGTATTATAGAAATAAATAAAAATTCTTTTACAGATTTAAACTCTAATAAAGGAAGATATAATTATGCTTTATGGACAGTAACTAGTGTATTTTGGAAAATTTCTGGACCTTTAAAAGATTCATTAAATGCTAATGGAGTAAAAACATCGGGAATTGTTGATACTAATAAAAGATTAGTAGAAACTGCAGAAAAAAATTTTAAAGGTATTAAACAATATTTATCTGATTTAACTCAATTTGCCGTTAAATCTGAATTAACATTAATAAATAATCTATATACTGGAGGAGATGAATTAACAGTAAAATTAGATAATAGTAATTATAGTGGTTATTATCATATAATGGCTGATCAAAAAATAATGGATGGAGCAACACACAGACAATCTACAGGTAAAGTATTATTAGCTGGCGATGCTTTAATATCAAATCAATTAGGAGGTTTAATCCAAAAAGCACTAGGAGAAATAGGTGCTAGAACTGATGTGGCTCCTACAAATAATAGTCGTACATTACAAACACAACTAGAAAACAATATTTCTGGTACACCTGTAGTAAGACAACCCTCAGGTGGTGGAGGTGGTGGTTATTAAATAAGTTATGGATAAAAGGTTATGTATTATATTGTTGAAACAGAACAACAGCTAAAAAGGCTACATTGTTCTGATAATGAATGTTACATTAGGATAATTCCCATGAATGATGAATATCATTCTATCCTAACTTCCCCTTGTTTAGTTTATTTTAAAACACTAAACGGTAAGGGATATATGTTTCCTATTAATCATAGTGAAGCCTTTAAGTTATCTTTTGAAGAAGTAATGCAGTGGATAGATTCTAAGTTTGAGAAAATTTATACTCTAAACAAGAAAGAAGTTTTGTATTATTTTAATAATGATAAACTAATTGATATAACTAATGGAAACCTTTCTTTGGTTCATAGGAGTAAGTTTGCTGATAGGATGTATAGTAAATTCCCTGATTTGGACTATGTTAACTCTCTTATTCCCATATCGAAGCATTATGAAACAGAAGAAAAGAATTTTGAAGAAATTCGACAGTTTCTTAATAGAGATTCAAACATTTTTTATAATGATATTTTCCCGAAAGTCTTCAAAGCAATCGAAGAACAAGGAATAAGAATACATCCCGATTATTTCCATAAACATTTTAAATATAATGAAAAATCGTGGTTTTTACACGGTGAAACTGTGTATACTAAGTATAATCTATATAATCTCACCACTCGCCCAACAAATTCATTTAACGGCGTTAACTTTGCTGCTTTAAATAAAAATGATGGTTCAAGAATTGCATTTATTCCTAAAAATGATTTATTTTTTGAGTTTGATTATGATTCGTATCATGTAAGAATTTTGGCTAAATTAATAAATTACCCATTAGATAAAGAATCTGTACATACTCAATTAGGGAAAATGTATTTTGACAAAGAAACATTAACTGATGAAGAATATAAACGCTCTAAAGAATTAACATTTAAACAATTATATGGGGGTGTGTTTGATCAGTATAAAGATATACCATTTTTTAGATCAATGAATGAATATGTAGATAAATTATGGGAAAAATTTACTACAGAAAATAAACTTGAGTTAATAGGAGGCAAGGTATTAACTAAAGAACAAATACAAAATCCAACACCTAATAAAATACTTAATTATATAATCCAATCAGCGGAAACATATAATAATGTAGTATCAGTTAAAAAAGTGATAGAATATTTGGAGAACCGACAAAGTAAAGTTATATTGTACACATATGATTCGTTCCTTATAGATTATTCTATTAATGATGGTAAAGAAACCTTGCAAAAAATTAAACAATTATTGGAATCCGAGGGTTATGTTATAAAAGCTAGCTATGGCCCCAATTATAATTCCTTAAAAAACATTTAATATTTATGGTAGATATAGAAATTAATTTAGACGATTTGGCAAATAAACTCTTTTGCACTTTTACTACGAAGGAAGAATTGGATTCCACACTAGATACAATCAAAGACCAATATCAAATATTATTTAACAAGATATTTGTTCTTTTTGTTGAATCTACTAATGAATACGTTTGTACTTATAATGTTGATTCCTTCAATATATCTAATACTATATTAGATAATACAATCTTATTACATAGAAAAAAAGATTCAAATACGTTATATACAATAAATGCCCTTAATGATTTAATTAAGTCTTTAAATGGGGGTGTTGTAGATACTAGCTTTAAAGTAGATTGGCAAGATTACAAAAATTGTATTTTGTTAACTACTGGAGGAGAATTAAAAAAGCTAGATACAAAAGTGCATGATATTCTCACTTTTTAGCCAAAGAAATTTGGTTACCAATTATAGTTTTATTATATTATTAACAGTTACATTAAAAACAATAAATAGTTATGGATTTAAATTTAATCTCAAGCAAGTTAGAAAAACTTCAAGCCCCGCAAGGGCAACAATCCCAACAGAAATTTGATAGAAGTCAATATTTTTGGAAGGCACCTCTAGGTAAAGCACAAATAAGATTTGTACCTTATGTAGAAAACAAAGACAACCCATTCCAGGAAGTATTTTTCCATTATGGAATTGGAAACAGAACAATGATCTCACCTATTAACTTTGGTGATAAAGATCCAATTGTAGAATTTTCAAAAGAATTACGTAAAACCTCTGAACCTGAAAATTGGAGACTAGCTAAAAAGTTAGAACCAAAAATGAGGGTATTTGCACCAGTTATAATTCGTGGTGAAGAAAATAGAGGAGTACGTTTTTGGGAATTTGGAAAGCAAGTATATCAAGAATTATTAAGTTATGCTGCAGACGAAGATTACGGTGATTTTACTGATGTAATGTCTGGTTTAGATATGACAGTAGAAGTAGTTCAAGGTAATCCTTATCCACAAACCTCAATTCGTGTTAAACCTAAACAAACACCATTATCAGATGATAATGCTTCTGTTGAAAAATGGCTTAAAGAACAACCTGAGTTATTCAAATATTATAAGAAATTTACTTATGATGAAATGAAATCAGCACTTCAAGATTGGTTAAATCCAGAAGATAGTGTTGAAAATCCAAGTGTTCCAAGTATTACGCCTAAAAAAGAGGAAGGTTATACACTGAATGTTAAACAAAAAGAATCGTTCAACGAGGACGAATTCGACGATTTATTTAAAGATTAATAAATATGGGTAGAAAAAAAGCAAGCCTTGGGGGCGATATCTCCAAGTCTGTTAAGGGAACGTTCTCCCTTGATAAATTTAAAGCAGCTAAAGGTTTAGGATCAACTAATAATACCTTTAAAGAACAAGAATGGATCCCTTTATCACCAGCTTGGCAAGACATGGTTTCATTACCAGGTATTCCCCACGGTCATATTACTTTATTACGTGGCCATTCTGATACAGGTAAAACTACAGCATTATTAGAAGTAGCAGTTAATGCTCAAAAAATGGGTATTTTACCTGTTTTTATTGTTACCGAGATGAAATGGTCTTGGGAACATGCTCAAATGATGGGGCTAGAAGTAAATGTAGATAAGGATGATGAAGGTAAAATTTCAGGTATTGATGGTAATTTTATATTTGCAGATAGAGGACAGTTACCTACTGTAGAAGCTGTTGCGGGATTCATGGCAGATCTAATGAATGAACAGAAGAAAGGTAATTTACCAATGGATATGGTGTTTTTATGGGATTCAATTGGATCTGTGCCATGTCAAATGTCAGTAGAAAAAGCTAAAAATAATAATGAATGGAATGCTGGTGCGATGTCTACTCAATTTGGTAATTTTATTAACCAAGAAATATTATTATCTAGAAAAGAATCGTATCCTTATACAAATTCCTTTGTAGCTGTTAATAAAATTTGGGTTGAAAAGCCTATAGGACCTATGTCACCTCCTATTATGAAAAATAAAGGTGGTAATACTATGTTCTTTGATTCAACTTTGATTGTAACATTTGGTAATATTTCAAATTCAGGTTCATTAAAAATTAATGCTGTTAAAGATGGCAAAAAAGTAGAATGGGCTAAAAAAGTTAAAGTTGCTATTGAAAAAAACCATATTAATGGTATTACAACAACAGGTAAAATTTTAGCTACTCCACATGGGTTTATTTCTGAAAAGAAAAGTGATATTGAAAAATATAAAAGAGCACATCAAGAAGAATGGGGTAAGATCTTAGGTGATGGTCCATTTGAAGTAATTACAGAAGGATCTGAAGCTGAAGACTTTGCTAATCCTACTCCTACTGATGAATAAAAATTACCAAAACATACTCGATAACTTGCACGAGGGATCAGATATGGAGCCCCTACAGTTAAATAGTAGGGTGCTCCTGATCGATTCAATGAATACCTTTTTAAGATCATTTGCTATTATTCCAGCAATTAATCCACAAGGTAATCATATTGGAGGTTTAGTTGGATTTATGAAATCTTTAGGTTATGCTATAAAATTAATTCAACCAACTAGAGTAATTTTAGTATTTGATGGTCAGGGTAATATTACAAATAGAAGAAATACTTATTCAGAATATAAAGCTAATCGCCAAATAAAAA